GCGCCGGACTTGCCGCCCTCGGCGGTCAGGATCTTGCCCTTCAGCCAGCCCTGCACGACCGCATTGCCCGTCAGGGCATCCCAGTTCGCGATGGGCGTGGCCTCGCCCGGCGGCAGGATGGTGCCGTCCGGCAGGCCCAAGGGGCCCTTGTGGTTGTTCGTGATCTTCATGCTTCGCTCCAGTGAGGCCCCGGCGCACGGCCGGGGCCAGGCGGCTCAGATGCCGTCGAGGTAGACGACCTGCTTGGGCAGGCGGACGTCCAGGCCACCCAGGCGCATCACGCCCGGGATGTCCCAGCGCAGCGGGCCGCTCTGCCAGGCCGGCAGGAAGCGGTGCGGCATCGGCATGTGCAGCTTCAGCACGTTCGGGTCGTAGCGGTACGCGACCATGCGCGGCACGCCGCCAACGCCGGCGCTGTCCAGACCGCGCTGGCCGCGCACGATCAGGGGCTGCCCGGTGGTGGCGGTGTAGACGTTGTTGGCCAGGAAGTACTGCAGGATGGTGAGGTCGCTGAACTCGCTCATCTTCTTGGTGGAGATGAGCATGAACTTCGACCACGGCAGCAGCAGGCGATCCGCGATCGCCGTGGTGTTGGTGCCGTTGAAGACGTTCATCAGCGCCGCGTTCATGTCCGCGACGATCTGGTCCGGAGTGGCGGTGCCGGGCGCCTGCAGCGTGCCCCAGGCGCCGGTCGGCGCGGCGATGGGCGCGACGTTGGAGGCATTGAACAGTCCGGTGAAGCCCTTCGATGCATCGCCCAGCAGCGCCACGCGATCAACCATCTCCTCGGACGCACGGCGCGCGGCGGCGGCATCTTCGGAGGTGAGGTTGATCCCCAGCAGCTGGGCACGCCCGATCTCTTCGAAGCCGTAACCGTAGCCGATACCGGCGGTGTAAACCGGGGTCTCGAACTTCGAGCGGGTGGTTCCCGCCTTGGGAATGTCGTCGGCGTTGCCGTTGATCCAGTCCGCCTTGCCGAACTGGTCCTGCGACATGTAGGTCACCGACGTGGCGAACTCGCTGCCGCTGGTATCAACGGGGATCAGGCCGCGGTACTGGATGTCCGGGTAGACGGTGCGGTAGACACCCGGCTCGATGATCGATGCCTGGGCGATCACGAAGCCCAGGGCTGCCTGGGCGTCGATCAGGGGGATAGCTCCATTCATGAGGTTGGCTCCTTAGCCGAGACGGACGACGGCCAGCTGGCCGGCGGCGGTGGTGCTGGTGTCCCAGCTGGCACCGGGGATTGCGGTGTTACCGGTGGCGACGTTGGTGAATGCGCCGGCAGCGGTCAGATAGACCGCGTCGCGCGCGGCGACGGCGACCGAGGCGACGACCCAGATGTCGCCCTTGGTGCGCACGCGCGCGGACTCGCCCACGCCGAACGCGTCGGTGGCGCGGCCGGTGACCTGGCCGGCCGTGACCGTCAGGCCCGAGGCCGAGCGGTCCAGCAGCGCGATGCCGACGTACTTGCCACCGGCGAAGGCCTTCACCGACTTGTCGGTGGCACCCTGCTCCACGGCCTTGCCAAAGGCGATGGCCGCGCCCTCGACGGTGCGGGAAATCTCGGTGGCCGGCAGCATGGTGGCCGGCGCACCGGCGATGGCGGTGGGCTGGGTATCCGGATAGGTGGTCTGCAGTGCCATGGCTTAGGCCTCCTTCTGGCCGGCGGTGCGGTAGTCCAGACCGGCCACGGACGCGGCGTAGCCGTTGTCCTGCACAGGCTGGCGGTGGGTGGAGCTGTCACGCAGCGCCTTGGCGACCGGATCGCCCGGCTTGGCGCTGTCGACCAGGATGTCGAAGCGGGCTTCGATGTAGGCGTCGGCCTTGCCAGCCACGGCGGCGTCGCCCAGCTTCGCCACCACCGCGATCCGGCGGACTTCGGCGTCGGTCTTGCCGCTGTAGTCGGCGTCGTGCACAGCCTTGGCCTTCGCCACCAGGTCGCCGCGCTGCTGCACGCGCTGATCCAGATCCGCGTCGCTCAGCACCTTGGCCTTCAGGTCATCGCGCTCGGCCTCGATCTTGGCGATGGCCGCATCCTTGGCCGCGATAGCGGACTGGTGGGCTGCGTCAGCGGTGCCGGCGGCAGCCTGCGCGTCCTTCAGCTGCTGCTGCAGCTTGCCAATGGCCTGGGCGCCGGCGTCGTTGGTGACGACGGACAGCCCATCGACCAAGATGGTCTTGTCGCTCATGGGGTGGTTCCTCGTAGATGGATTGTGGTCGTCGCCGTGCTGGTGCTGCTGACCACGCGCCCGGTCGACTAGCGCGAGTTCGTACTGCGTGAGCGGGGCCGGTCCCCATTGCGAATCACCCATGCGGGTGTTGCCGGCACGCGGGTTGTTGTCGGGGAGATAGGCCACGTGGTTGAAGCGCAACGGGCCGGCCTGCCGGTACTGGTACGGCGTGCCGTCGGGCGCCACGCCTTCATCGGCAACGATCTCCACCGAGTAGCCGGCGGACAGTGAGCGCGCGCCGGCGGCCACCTCCTTGGCGGATGCCGCGTCCATGATCGCCATGGGGGCAACCACGTGTTCGCCGTCACGCACCACACGGCCGCCCACCTGCCCAACCGTCAGCTCCTTCCAGTTGTCGGCCGTGACGCCCTTGGGCGGGTGGCCGCGGGTAACCGGCCGGCCGACCAGAGAGCGCATGCTGTCCTCATCGAACACCGTGGCCGGATCGCGGTAGACACCGAACACCCGACCAGCGTCATCGCCGGTCAGGCCCAGCTCGCGGCCCAGGTACTGCTGCACGTTGCCAGCGCGGCTGACCTTGGCGTCACCGATCAGGAAACCGTCGCGCGTGAAAGCGAGCCCGGACGCGTCAAGCGCCAGGCTGTCGAAGATCTCCATGGTTCAGTCCTCGCGTACTTCTTCGAAGATTTCCGGGCCCAGCACGATGCGGCCGCGGTACGGCTCGACCTTGGACAGGTCGACGGTCGCCTTGGTCAGGCTGATGTGCGGCGTGTAGTCCGGGTAGTCGTGCGAGCCGCCCGCGCGGATGATGCTTTCGTGGCGCCAGCAGAGCTGGGACGACGCGAACAGCAGCACCGCCGACATGCCTCCCAGCGGCTCGACCGCGCGCGGTCCGCCCTCGGGAATCACGAGCTGATCCTTGCCGTCGCTGCCCCACTCGTTGGCGTTGCCGGCCTTGATCCAGTCGAAGGCCTGCCGCGAGTAGGCGACGGTGACATGCAGGTCATCCCGCAGCTCCCCGATGCCCTGCTCCTTCACCCAGGCTGCGATCTCATCCGCGTTCACCACCTTGCGGCTGACGTACAGCGACCGCGGCTGCGCGTCCTTCACAGGCACTGCCGCTGCGATCTCCTCTTCGTCGTCCTCGCCCGTTTCCTCCTGCGGCGTCGACTTGCCGTACTCCAGCATCTCGGCTTCCAAGCCCGGGGCAATGCCTGCCTCGGTCAGCATGTTCACCGCTACCGTGGACAGCACGTTGTCCGGGATCAGTTTCGTCTCAGAGATGATCTTGATGCTCTCGGCGGTGCTCTTGCCGATGGCTGCTCGTTCCGTGTCGGTGGTCTGCCACAGGCTGCGCCAGTTGTAGAACACCTCCGGCGGCCGGCTGCCCAGCGCGGAGCGGATCAGGCACTCATCGAGGATCTGCAGCGACGGCTGCAGCACCAGCTCCTGGTTGCTGCTGATGCGGTCGTAGTAGTTCCGCAGGTCGCTCTCGCCGCTGGCATTCAAGCCACCAGGCGACTGCCCCAGCAGGCGGGTCATCGGGATGTCCGACGCGCCAGCAGTGAGCTGCATGAAGCCCATCAGCAGGTCGACCAGTCCCCCGAACTGAGCTTGCTTCTGCTCGTATTCCTCCTCCGCGTCCAGCAGCAGCGTTCCGTTGATGCCCTTCGCCATCGCCGCGAGGGTCATGCGCTGCAGAACCTTCTGTTCGTACTCCGGATCGGCCAGGCTCGACATGAAGTTCGGAATCTTGACCACGTCGACCTTCGCCTCGAACACCAGCGAGGCGATGTTCGCTGCGCTGGCGTCGGCGTCCTTGATGGCCTTGCTGATGGCCAGCAGCACCGAGTCGCCCCAGCCGTCATTGATGCCGGTCTCTGGATCCGGCTTCTCCGCACCGTGCAGGATCACCAGGCGCGACGGATGGATCTGCACCTGGCCGGCCGTGCCGCTGCTCAGCGTGTAGAACGCCGGCAGGCCATAGCCCTGGGATTCCGGGTCAAGGTCCAACTCGCCGGCCTGCAGCACGCGCTTCGAAAGCACGTTGATGTGGAGAATGCCGCCTTTGCCAATTGATTCAGGCTTCAGCGGCAGCATCGGGTCCGATTGGCCCGTGCCGATGTAGAGCGCGGCGCCGCCGGTGAGTCGTGCCCGGATCATCGCCCTCAGCACCTTCTGCTGCAGGCCCAGCCGCTTCTCCTCTGCCTCGATGGCGGTGATCTGCTCCTGGTCGGCGCTCCAGCCGCGCCATTTCCGGCAGCTGTCCATCGCCGGGATGTCGATCACCTTCCGCGCCAGCCAGGTGCCGCGGTAGGCGTTGTCTGCCTCCTGCTCCGACAGCGTCGGCATGGCGTAGAACGTCGAGGCCGCCTTGTCGCGCGGCGTGCCCAGGTTGGCAACCAGGTTGACCAGCCCGTCTTTGAATTGTGCGAGCTTGCCCATCAGAGCGCGTTCCCGAGGTTGTAGGTGCTGCCGGTGACCAGCTCAGCAAACGCGCCGGACAGCGCATCCACCTGGTCGTCGTGCTTGGCGTTGGGGAACTCGGCGATCTCATCCAAGAACGCTGCCACCCATGGGCCGTTCACCAGCTTGATGTTCCCGGCCTCGGCCTGAGCCTCGACCGGGGTTGCCCGGACCTCCTTGGATCCGGATTCCAGCGCAGCCTTCACGTCCCAGCCGGCCAGCAGCTTGATCTGGTGCGCGGCGTTGCTCTTGCCGGCGGCGCCAGGGTCCTGCGGGATCCGGACCTTGATGGTCCGGCCGTCCTGCAGCGCGGTGTTCTTCAGCATTCGCTCGACGCCGGCGGGCGATTCCTGCCCGCGCACGATGTCCAGCACGTAGTAGGTGCCACCGATCTCGCCCAGGAGCAGCCCAACGGTGTAATCGGGGTCGCTACTGGTCTTCTCCTTCGGATCGGTCGCGCCGAAGTCCCAACGCCTGACCTTGCGCGCCGCCGAGATGGCCGGCGCAGCTTCCACGACCTCGAACCACTCCCTGCGGAACGTCCCGCCATCACGGGGCGTCGGCCGCTGCTGATACTGGCCAGCGTAGGCATAGCTACCTTTCGCCCGCTTCAGCCGTTCGATCTCCGCGCGCGGGAAGCGCTCGGGAAACAGCAGTTCTCCCTCCTCGGTGCGTGGATCTTCGAAGAAGAGCTCACCATCGATGTAGGTGCGGCACGGGCCCCCGGTCTTCTTCCCGTCCTTGTCGACCCGCTCTGCCTCGAACTCCATAGGCAGATTGAGGTGCACGAAGCCCAGCTCCAGCTCCATCGCCACCGCTGCAACGTCCTGCTGGTGCAGGCGCTGCATGATGATGACCATGGCCGACGAAGTGATGTCGTTGAGGCGGTCGGTGATGCCCTCCCGGAAGATGCGGACGGCAGTCTTGCGTTCGGCGTCGCTCTCGGCCGTTTCGGTCGAATGCGGGTCGTCCACCTTCACCCGGTCGCCGCGGCCACCGGTCATGGAGCTGAAGGGTCGGGCCTCGCTGAAACCGTTCCCTGTGTTTTCGAACTTGCCCTTGGCGTTCTGGTCGCCGCGAAGCTTCATCGGCCAAGCCGCCTGGAACTGGTCGCTCTCGATGAGGCGCCGCAGCTTCAGGTTGTCGCGCAGGACGTTCGGCTGGCTGTAGGAGGTGGCCAGCGTCTGCAGGTCCGGGCGGCCAACCGGGCCCCATTCCCACGCCGTCCAGAACACCATCAGCAGCGACTTCATCATGCCCGGCGGTACGGTCATCAGCAGGAACTGGATGCGTCCTTCGGTTACCGCCTCCAGGTGCCGGCACATGGCCCGCAATGCCCAGCCGAACTTCAGCGGCCTGGTTGGCTCCAGAACCCGCCAGTGCTCCTTGATGAAGCCCTCCAGCGTCTGCGATCGCGCACGGATACCTTCGACATCCTCCGCGATTCGCGCACGCTCCCGATCAGCCGCCCTCCTCGCCCGCTCCGCCCGGATCTCCGCCAGCGTCGGCAAGCGGACGGAGGATCTGTTCAAGGCGGTCAAGGTCATGGTCTGAGAGGTTCTTCAGGTCGTAGGTGCCCACCGTGCCGCTGTGCTTGTGCTTCTCCACCAGCAGGCCGGCCAGCTTCCCCTTTCCCATCGTGGCGGTGACGGCCGCGCTGGCCTGTTTCTCCTTCAGCGCCAGCTTCCGGGCCTGTTCCAGTTCGGCCATTAGGCTTTCGACGGTCACCTCGGCCTTCTTGGCCACCTTCTTCTGGCCGGCCCGGACCGCCGCCAGCACACGCGGGTCGGTCAGAAGGCGTGAGCCCTGTTGCCTGGCCGTGCTCTCGCTGTAACCAGCGCGGATGGCCGCCTGGGCGCCATTGTGGTCCTGCAGGTATTCCTGGACGAACCGCTGCTGCTTGGGGGTCAGCGGCGGCTTCTCGGTGGGACTGATCTTGGCCATGGGCTGGGGCGGAAATTCCGCAAGTGTTGAACACGTTATGACGCAGCCACCATGCGACGGCGGACGGAAATCGCGGAAGTGGGAAGCCGTATCGCTCTGCGGCACTTTGTAGCCGTCGGTCCTACACGCAGATAGTCGGGAATCCGTATGGAGACCCGTGCCACCGTCACCTCACCCCAACCGGAACAACCTCGAAATGTCCGACCTTCTCTGGAACCTGATCTTCACCGTTGCCGCCGCGGGCGCCTCTGGGGCCGCTGGAGCATTGACCACGACTCTGGTCAAGGCACTGCTTCGCCGCTGGCGCGGTCGGCGGTGATCACGGCTTGGCAGGCACGGATGTGGTCGTCGGCATCACGCCCGATTTGAACAAGAGCCCCCGCGACCTCTGCTCGTAGTTGGGCTGTCTGGTCACGTTCGACGGCGCCGGCGGCGGCTTGGGACAGGCGAGCGGTATTGCAGGTGGCGAGGTCGTCGCGCAACTGGAGGCTGCCATCGCGCACGCCAGCAGCAACAGCAGCAGGGACGGCCGTGGCCGCGGCTCGGTCTTCTTCATGCTTGGCTCCGATAGTGGCCATCGCTTCGGCCTGGTCGCGCTCGGTGGCACGGGTCTGGTTGACCTGCTGCAGCTGGGCACTACTGGCGCCGGCCTGCTGCCGGGCTTCCACGCCGTCCGCGCGATCGCCGCGCCACGCCCAACCAGCACCGAACATGCCGGCGGACCAGGCGATGAACACCAGCAGGTAGATGGCGATGCGGTTCACGTCAGGCTCCCGGACCCTTGCGGGTCATGCCGAAGAAGTAGCCGATGACCATGCCGGTGGCGTTGTTCAATCCGCCGATCAGCATGCCGAACGAATCCTTGTTCTCGGGCGGGATGGCGACCGCGATCAGGGCGGCCATGGCCATGCCGAGAAGGAACAGCACCAGCACGGCGATGCCGACGCGCGCGGCGCCAATGTTTCGGGTCGCGAAGGTCATGCGGCACCTGCCAGGGAGTGAATTTCCTCCAGCGCCCAGTGGTAAAGGGGCTGGTCGATGATGGTCACCCGGGTGAGGCGCTTACCGCGCACCTCCTTCACCGCCACCTGGGTGGACTGCTGGACCGCCAGCAGCACGAAGGCGATGCGCTGCTTGGTCGGATCAGGCTCCTGCAGGACCGCCAGCGCATCGCTGACCATCTCGCGGATGGCCAACAGCAGCTCGGCGGTCGGGTTCTTGGCCTTCTGGTTCTCCAGCACCACCAGCACGCCCTGCAGCTGGTTCACTGGCGACAGCTTCGCGGCCTTCTTCTTGGCGGCCGTCATGTGAGGCGGAACAGCTTCTTGGCCTGGGCCAGTCGGCGCTTTCGATCTTCCAGCCCGTTGGTGCCGCCGTTGATGCGCCGAGTCACCGCCACGACGTCGTCGCGGTCAGCCAGGGCGTTCAGGCCCTTGCGCTTCCAGAACCACCCGGCCGCCGAAACCGCCCAGGGCAGCTGTGCAACCAATTCGGGGCTGCGGACGAACAGGTCACCCTGCCCCATCGCGTTGCTGAAGGTCGCGTAGTTCTCGCGCCCGGTCAGCTGGATAAGGCCCCGGCCTTTGAAGCGCACACCGTCGCCCGGTTGCACGTTGCCCAGATCGGCTCGGCCTTCGTAGGCGCGGCCCGAGGCGTATTCGGTAGCCGTGCGGAAGCCGTCCGATTCGTGCGCGACCTGGGCCAGGAAGTGCGCCTTCTGCAGCGCAGTCACGATGCCGAACTGGATGCAGGCATCCTCGAGGGGCTTCGCGTACTGACCGGCGCCCATGGCGGCTGCTACGGTTTCGGTGCTCACCATGGTGTCTCCGGAATAGGTGCCCGCCCCTCGACCGGCTTCGCTGCACGGTGTGGTTGGTCCGGGGGCTGCGGGCGTAGAGGGCCGATCACCACCGCTGCCTAGGCGCTGCCCGGCCTCCAAGGGCCGTGCGCAGACCGCCCGCCTGCGTGGACGCCAGCCCCAATCGCCTCACGGCGAGCGGAGGGGGATTCGGCGCGGTGGTTGATCGGTGTTCTGGGTCCCGGAAACGCAGAAGCCCCAGCGCAGGGCCGGGGCTTCGGGGACAATTCTTGACAGTCGCAGAATTCGACCATTTGCTGCCGTCACTGTCAAGCGGCTTCTGCCCACCTCATCCCTCGCAGGAGGTCCATCGCCCTCGAAAGCTCGTAGCGGTACTGGCGTGCCGTCAACGCGACAGGGTCGCCCTGCTGCCGCCCTGCTGGCTCAATGCCAAGCCGCTGCGCCATCTCCTTCTCGAACTGCTCGCATGCCATCCGAGCCTTGATCGCCTGGCTCACTGAGTTCGTGAACTCCACCCTGACGATGATCGACCTCAGAAGGCTCTGCCGCTGCAGCGATGAGAGCGCGCGATCCACCCAGCGAAGGTCATCCGGGACACCAAGGTCTACCGCGATCTCAGGGTTGTCGTGGGGGCGGTCCGCGTCGTTGGCCGCTCGTATCGGATCGGCAGCCCACAGTGGCACGACGCGCAGGCCCTTCACCCCGCTGCCGGCGGCCATCAAACGCCGGCGGTCACCGCCATCGCGATCCACAAGATCACGCATTGCGCGCTCAGGGGTCTTCGGTGCCATGTCGCGAACCCGCTCCAGCACATGCGCGCTGCGGTCGGCGCGGCTCAGGGCAAACCGATTCACCTGGGCCTGGCCCCAGCGGCGCAGTTCTTCGGTCAGCGGATCAGTGTTGCGCATCGCGCATGCCCTCCAGTACGGCGTCATCGAATCGGAACGTCGGCAGCTTGCCGTCGGTGTCGCAGGTTCCGGCTCGGCTGGGCCAGCCCTTGCAGTGGAAGCCCGCAGTGCCGGCGGCGCGGAACTGGCAGACCGAGCATCGGCCGTGCTTCTGCACGTAGGACCGGTACCGCTTCTGCATGCGCAGCTCGGCGCCGGTCATGCGGCGGCCTGGCCCATGGCCAGTTGGTGCTCGGCCCACAGGGCGATCAGAAGCGCGTCGGCCCTGCCGTTGTCTTTCTTCCGCTGCAGCTGGATCGCGGCAGCCGGAAAGCGCTGGATGGCCAGCAGCCGGGCGGCGTCCTTGTCCTGGCCGATCAGACCGAAGCGGCGCTTCCACACGGCTGGGATGGCACGCAGGTAGGGCACGCCCATCACCTGCAGCACCGCGCGGACCTGGCCGTAGCTGTCGCCGAACCGGAATGCGCTGGTTCCGCCGTCGCCAGGGCGCGCGCCGACCTTCTCCAGCGCTGCCTGCAGCTCTGCGCCCGGATGGGCCTCTCGCTGGGCACGGATGAAAGTCGCCACCGCGCGGGCGTCGACCTCCTTCCATCCGTCCACCTCACGGGTGGGCATATCCAGGATCGGGCCCGGCTCGCCGTCGATCAGGGTGGCCACCGCCCCGGACAAGCCAGGGTCAATGCCAAAGGTCAGGCGGCGGGTCGCCATGAGGTCTTCTCCAGGTGCTGTTCGATCAGGGTGTTCTGCAGGTCCAGCAGGTAATCGTCTGTGCCGATCTCCTGCCGGAATCGGCGCGGCTCGCGGGCATAGCTGGGGCCGTACCGGTCAGCGCAGGCCGAATGGCTGAGGCCGGCCATGGGCTCACCGACGTGGTGCCAGGGGCATAGGCCGATGGTGAATTCATGGCCGCGCCGGGGCTGGCCGTGCTTGCCGCCAACCAGCAGGTGATGAACCTGGCAGGGCATGAAGCCGTGGCCGAGGGCGTCGCAGACGATGCAGCCGATCTCGCTGATGGCGTCCATCCGCTGCTGCTGGGCGACCGTCGGGTTTCCGGTTGAGCGTCCGCGCTTCATCGGGCCGCCTCCAGGTAATCAGACCCCAGCACCTGCGCGATGCGCTGCAGCTTCCAGTTCGCGTTCTGGTGAGTGCCGCGACGGTTCCACTTCCGCAGCGCATGCCTTGCGATGGTTTCCTCGGCCAGGTCCGACCGCTCCACAACCCCGCCAGTCGCGCCGCAACGGGGGCAATCTACGAACGCACAGGATGCGAGGTCAGGGTTAAACAGGCTGAAAGACACCGTGAGCCTGCCCGGCGCATCGCAAAACGGGCATGGCAGTATCGGGGTCCAGCCAGATGGCAGCGTCGACGCGGTGTAGTGACTTGCTCGCACGCTCACGGCTTCACCTCCGAGCGAGCGGCGAGAATTGCCTCGGTCTCCGAAAGCTTGCTGTCGATGTCGCCGCCAGCCTCGTAGATCAGTGAGAGATCTTCGACCGCCTTGACCAGCTCCACCGGCACCAGCACGTAGCCCTCGGGCGGCGTGAGAGCAGCGACGATGGCTGCTATGGCCACCCTGTCACGAGCAGAGCCCAGTTCGGCATCAAATTCCGCCCAGCCCTGCCGTAGGTACTCAGACGCGAGCATTGCCCGAGCCCGCTCGACCACTTTGAGGTCATGTGCAACATGGTCGGCTGTAGCCTGACCGTCACCTTCAGGGCGTACACCGGCCTTATGTTCCGATGCGACCTCTGCCAACTGGACATTCCGTGGGAGACGGCTGGCTACCTGGCCGATCACTACGGCACCTGCTTCGTCTGCCCCGAGTGTGGGCGGAGGAATTACATTGCGTTCCTCGGGCTGAACCCCGCCGGCGCTGTGCTGGTCCAGCAGGTCGACAGGCCCACCCAGCATTAGGGCGGCCATGATGGCGGACATGGCTTCTCGGTTCGTCACAACACCACCCAATCCTTCCATCAGACACTTTGATTCGTAGTCACCCAGCTCCGCAGCCAGCAGCTCCCGCGCCCGCTTCTCGATGGCGTTCATGCTGCCTCCTGCCGTTTTGCACGGGCGGTTCCCAACACCTCGGCATATTCCTCTGGGTGCTGCTGGTCGAAAGCAGGGATTGAGCCCCGCGCCCAGCGGCCATCGCCGAGCTGCTGCAGCCAGCCATCGGAGGCGCAGAACCGGCGTGGGTCGATGCCGTGGGCGCGGACGCCCTTGGCGGTGGTGAAACCGTCCAGCTCGATGTCGGCCAGCACCTTCAGCGCGCCAATCTTCCAGGGCGTCAGCTGGATCGGAGAAGGGACGCCGGCGGCGACCTTCGGCACGATTTCCGGCAGCGTGCAGCGCTTGTCCGGATTCCAATCGAACCAGGCGGAGTTGCTCCATTCCCCCAGTGCGCCAGCAGCGGCGTCCCATGGGCGAGCATCGGTCAGCTCGCTGCGATGCACGGCCCGCTGGATGCCTTCTCCTGGACGGCTGTAGCGATACCGATCCGAAGGCACCAGAACCTGCACGCCGAGCAGTTCGAGCATGCGCACAATTCCGTAACTCGCCTCGGTCGTGCACGGCACCAGTACCGCGCGGAAATCTGGCCCTTCGCCGCTGCCGCTGCTCCAGTGCGCCGGCAGGATCTGGTCCGCTACCTTTGCGTTTAGCTGCAGCTTCGCCTCAACGCCGAGCTGGTGGCCGGTGGCCTTCCACACGGCGAGAATGTCGAAGCCGGCCGTCTCCGGGTACACCTCCCAGCCACCGGACGCGGTCATGCACTCAATAAGCCGCTCGCACAGCGAAGCCTCGGTCGGATAAATCGCCTTGATCTCTGCCGCCTTCATGCCGCCCTCCCCGGCTGCTGCCGGCCATTGACCATCCGCCAGTAGTCCGCGCGCACGTCGTCCAGCATGACGTGCGCGTAGTGGTCACCGATCCAGGCGGTGATGCCCTTGAAGAAGGCGGCGAAGTCCTCCTCCTCCATCGAATCGAATGCCAGGGACTGGGCCACCTTCACCGGAATGGTTCGGATCTCCGGCAATACCGCCGCCAGCACTTTCCGCGCCCCGGCGCCCAGCACCGTCTCTGCGGCATCCAGCAGCGCCTTCACCACCGGGCTGGCGTCCATCTCTACCATCTCGCAGCAGATGCCAGACTCCAGCTGCACTTGCTTCAGCGCGGCATGGGCGTCCAGGTCACGGAACGCCTCGACGTTGTCGACCAGCAGGTGCCCGATGACATGGGCCAGCCGATGGAACGCGGCATTGCGCGAGGCCTTGATCTCCAGCCGGTACTCATGGCCGACGCGGTAGCCGCGGTCCTTGGCCAGCCTGCGATCGATGTCGTTGCTCGGGGCGAACGCGCCAATCTCCTCGCCCGTGGCCGGATCGACCAGGCGCAGGCAGATGGCGTAGATGGGCCGGCTGGCCCGCTTCGCGCGGATCTTCCGCGCAGCTGCTGTCATCGCGGTCATGCGTCATCTCCTGCGGCGAGGTCGCGGCGGCTGCGCCGGCGGCGGCCGGGCGACGGAACATCGAAGTCATCGTCGCCACCGCCAGCAGTGGCCACGCCCTTGAGGCTGTAGTTCGGCCGGGGGCCGGTGTAATCATCGAACGCACTGCACTGCAGCCGGTGCTGCAGGTAGCAGGTGCCGGTCTCGCCCTGACGGTTCTTCGCCACGATCAGCTCGGAGATCCCCGGCGCGCCGCAGGCGTCCTTGCTGTAGTAGTCGTCGCGGTACAGGAAGGCGATCACGTCGGCGTCCTGCTCGATGGCGCCGGACTCGCGCAGGTCGGCCATGCTCGGGCGTTTGTCGGTCTTGCTCTCCACGCCGCGGTTGAGCTGCGACAGCGCCATCACCGGGCAGTGCAGCTCCTTGGCCAGACCCTTCAGTCGGCGCGAGATGTACGACACCTCGTCGTTCCTGTTCTCCGACTTGGCCTTGCCGGTCAGCAGCTGCAGGTAGTCGACCACGATCAGGCCCAGGCCGCCCGGGACCTTGGCGTGCATGCGGGACGCCCGCGCTGCCAGGGCGTCCACCGACAGCGCGCCGCAGTCATCGATTGCCAGCGGCAGCGACTGGATGTAGTTCCGGGCCTGCGAGAGCCGCGCCCATTCGTCGTTGTTCAGCGCGCCCTTCTCGCGCATGCGGTTGAGATCAACGCCGGCGCTCGCCGCCATCAGGCGCAGGCTCCACTGGGAAGCGGACATCTCCAGGCTGAAGGCCGCCACGTTCCTGCCGCCTGCAGCCGCATCCTCGGCCCAGTTCAGGGCATGCGCGGTCTTGCCCATGGCCGGGCGCGCGCCCAGCACCATCAGGTCGGTCGGCTCCAGATACGGGATCTTCCGGCGCACGCTGCTCCACTTCGGGACCAGCCCCTGGGTGCCCTCGCCGTGGAACCGCGCCTCCATTTCGTCCCACGCCTTCTGGACGCCGCTGCGCACCATCACCAGCCCGCCGCTGCCGCTCGACTTGACGGTCAGGCTGGCCAGCTTCGTTGCCGAGGCAGACACGACCTCCTCCGCCTCGTCGTCGCTGGCGCCGTAGGCACTGTCTGCGATGTCGGTGGTGGTCTCGATCAGCTGCCGCAGCAGCGCCTTGTTGCGCACGATCTCGGCATAGGCGCGGACGTTGGCAGCCGACGGCGTGCTGCCGGCCAGGTCGTAGACGGTGGCCACCAGCTCCTGCGCGCCGATCTCGACGTTGGCCGTGATCCAGTCCCCGACGGTCACCACGTCGACCTCGCGCTTCAGATCGGCCACACCGCAGATGCCCTGGTAGATCAGCTGGTTCTCACGGCGGTAGAAGTCCTCCGGCGCCAGCTGGTCGCGGACCTGAGCCAGTGATTCGCCCACCAGCAGCAGCGCGCCGAGGACCGATTGCTCGGCCGGCACGGAATGCGGCGGCACGCGCAGGTGGGCCACGTTGTCCAGGTAGTCGGGCACGGCGTTCAAGCGGCCTGCTCCTGCTCGGCCTGCTGCTCCAACCGATCGCGTTCGCGCTCAGCGTCGCGCTCGCGCTTAACCTGCACGCCGCTGGTCGTCAGTTCGCAGCCACCGCCATTCGGGCACCACCAGAGCTTGAACCAGTTCCGGCGCACGGCATCGCGGAAGTGGGCGCGCCAGTCCTTCTGCAGCTTGCCGCTGTCCCGGTGCTTGATGGCGAACTCGCGCCAGGCCAGCGCCACGAACTCGCGGGGGATGCCGGCGTCCTCGGCGAAGTCGAAGATGGGGTCATCAGTGCGGATCGGTCGCTCGCCAGCAGCACGGCAGGCGTCGATGAAGGCGGTGAAGCTGATCTTCTCCCGCTTCGGTCGGGTGGCCCTGCCCAGACCAGATTCCCCACCTTCTGCCCCACCGGCGGCAGCCGGGGGGGTATGGGGGGTTTCTTCTTTTGGAGACGGATTCGGAGACGGAGACGGATTCGGAGACGGGGCAGTGCTAGATCCTGCTACTGGCAGGTTTGTTCCTGCTACGGGCAGAGAACCATCCTGCTCAGGTTGAGCCTGTAGCAGCTTGGCCGCGTAATCTGGCATCAGAAGTGCAGCTTCCTGCCGGCCGTGCCGACGGCACAGCGCGGCCCACTTCGCCTTCTCGGAACGGGCCTCAGCACCAGCGGACCAAGGCTGATGCTCGGCCCAGTCGTGGAGCTGATAGGCCCCCTCGCTGCCATCGAGGAACCCGACGGAAGCCAGCTCGCGCACCAGCGCATCATTCTCACCGGCCCAGTCGGCAGCCAGCTCGATGTCCTCGGCCGTCATGCCGCTGAGATCTCCATCGGGGCGGCTCGACCTCGCCCAGAGGATCAGGCACACCAAGGACCATCCGGCGGCCGGTCCGAGCCGGCGCACCAGCTTCTTTGTCTTCGGGTGGCCTGGCAGGCCGGTGCTAAGCCGTGCGTCGGTGCTCACGCAGCCCCCTTCAGCACCAACAGGCACCCGGCCAGATTCCAGATCTGCCGAACGTGGATCATGGCTTTGGCCGTGGCGTTCATACCCCACCCCGCTCCGAAGCGGCCTCAGCGTGCTGGCTCACCTGCACCAGGGCAGCCATGACCAGTGCGCACGCTCTGGCGATGGCATCGGATTCGTTGGGGGAGATCCTGCCATCTGCCATGGCTTCAGCGATCAGTTCGGCGAGGTCGCCCTTCGCAGCGGCAGCGGCCAGCAGCGCAGAGATCAGGCTGCCCGATTCCGGCGCCTCAACGCGCTGGGCAACGAAGCCGTGCTCGGCGCACAAGGCGTGCAGGATCCGGTAGTCGCCGGTCCTGGCCATCAGCATGTCCGCTTCCTGCAGGCTCAGCAGGTTGCGGTCGGTGTTCGGATTGACCTTGCCGCGCAGGGTCGCGGCGGACATGCCCATCCTGGGCGCCAGTGCCTCGCTGCCACCGGGTTGCTGGTGGACGGTGTCGTAGGCGGCATCGGTGACATTCATGGGCGGTTTTCTCGATTGGAGACGGGGCGGCGACTGCGGCGCACCATCAGCGCCATGGACGAAATCAATTCAGGGAAGAAAGGCGCCCCTCTCCAGCGCCAGGCCCGCGGTCACCACACGCACGGGAAGGCTGGACAGGGGCATAGATCAAGCTCAGGCAGCCTCGTCGTGCTGGTCCGAGTCGTTCGCCGGCGGCCGGCGGTAGTCGCCGAACAGGTCCGGGCGCAACGCCCTCGCCTGCCACTGTCGGCCCTCGGGCAGCTGCTCATCGTCTGGCCACTGCGACACAGCGCCGGCGGTCACCCCAAAGAAGCGAGCCACGTCGGCGTCTTTGCCGCCGAGGGCCTCCCGTACTGCGCGCTTGGTCATGTTCATAGCGCGAGTGTAGTGCGCTAAACGTCAATCGACAAGCCCACTAAACGCACAGGTCGTTAAGCTCACTAAATGAGAGACACATTCGCCGCCCGCATGGCCATGGCTGTTCGCGATTCCGGCAGATCCCTCCAGGAGATTGCCTCCCTGGCCGGTACTACAAAGGGCCAGGTGAGCCAATGGCAGACGGAAGGGAAGGTCCAACCGGAGAACATCAAGGCTCACGTCGTTGAGAGCATCTGTTCTGTGCTGGCCATTCGGCCACGCTGGCTGCTCTACGGGGAACTGCCAATGCGAGGCGATACCCACCCATTGCCGACTGTCTCCTCACCTGAGATTCCATCCGGGTATGTTCGCTTCCACATGATGGAAGGTCAGGCATCTGGTGGAGGTGGCATGGTGAATCAAGACTTCCCGGCAGTCCTACGAGAGGTAGACGTCGCCGAGTGGCAGGTTCGTAGCCAGATTGGCTTCCTTCCCGAGGAAGGGCGCGTCCAGTTGATTACGGTGCATGGCGATTCGATGTACCCGGATATCCGCACGGGCGACGTACTAATGGTCGACACCGCTCGTCGCTACTTTGAAGGCGACGGCGTCTATCTGATAAACCTCAACGGCTACACCATGGTGAAACGGTTGCAGATGCTTCCGAATGGACTGCACATCGTCAGCACCAATCCCAAATATCAGAGTGCCGTACTCCCAGCAGGTGAAGTGGATACGTTGCACGTGGCAGGGCGAATCGTCGGTGGTGCGATCATGCGCCGCGGCGAAGAGTTCTGAGGCAAATTCAAGGAAGAAGCGATGGCCCTCATCGACTGTGCAGAATGCGGAAATCAAGTCAGCGACAAGGCGGCGGCATGCCCGCGATGTGGCGCGCCGGTCATTGCTGTCCCAACGGACAAAGCCAACATGCTCCCGCCACCTCGTGCCGTGACCTTCACGCCGATGACAGTTGGTGCAATCATCGTCGCTGTAGTAGTGGTCTTCTTCCTCGCGCTGTTTGTGCGCGGTTTCCAGCAATCCAATGGCGCCTGGAGCCAGAGCCAAGCCACATCGAGTGAACAGGCAAAGGATCTGCGCAATGTTCGGTACTGCGAGGAGCGCTACAAGGAGATGAACGCAGATCGGCAGTACACGCCCGACATGCTCCAGTTCCACGCGCAGGCCTGCCGCCAACTGCGCACTGAATTCCAAGCCAGATGGGGCCGAGCGCCCTGAAAGAAGCCTAAAGTTGCAACTGAAAGCCCCGCCAGCCGGGGCTTTTTTGCGTCCCGAGGCCGTCACCACCGAACTTGTTTAGCGGATTTCGTTTAGGGCGCTTGACTCTGAGCGTTTAGCACCCTAATCTTGCCCCGTCGACCAGCACCGCGCTGGACCGCCGGAGCCCGAGATGGACCACACCGCCCACAAATCAGCCGCCCAGGACCTCCACCCCGAGGCAGTCGTTCGCCGCCAGCGCCGGAACATCCAGGTGCTGATCGCCAACCTGAAGAACTCGGGCCTGCACATGCCCGGCGTGGACAGCGCCTACCGCGCGGCGCTGTTCGCCGGCGCCACCGATGAGATGGCCTGGGAAGCGGCCCGCCGCCATGAGCTGGTTCTGATCGGCTTCCCCGACGAGATCTCCGACACCGGCACCGACCTGAGCAAGGTCGAGTCGATGCGCAAGCGCCGCCAGGCGCTGATCGATACCTGCCGTGCCCTGCCCAACCCGTTCGCCCTGGGCGCCGATGTGCAGGTGGCGGCGTGAGCTCTGAGTACAACCCCTTCCTTTCTCTGTTTGGCGGCTTGTTCGCGTCCAAGCCCGAGCCGATGACCAACGCCGGCCGGTACCTGCAGCAACTCGACACCGGAGACAGCCGGTTTTCCCGCCACGGCGAAGAGGTCAGCGAGGAACTGCTGGCCGGCCTGCGCCGCATCCAGATCACGACCGCAAAGGAGTCGCCATGAACACCAACGTTCGCCAGATCCGTGAATTCCAGGCTGTGCGCGATGCCATCGCCAGCACCGGCCTCAGCCCGGCGCCGCTGTTCCGCCGCCTCAACGCCGAGCAGCGCCGCGGCAACCGTGGCCTGGCCGTGGTCGACAACGCACTGCGCCTGCGCCGCCAGTTCCGCGACGAGTTCACCAACCAGCCGGGCCCGGAGGCCGCATGAGCAAGGATCGTTCCGACTTCGAGGAGCTGCTGAAGGCAGACACCACCCGCATGTCGGTCGAATTCATGATCTATGGCGCGGTGATCGGCGTCATCGTCGGTGTCGCCTCCGTGCTGATCTTCCAGGACATGTTGAAGGCGGTGATGTCGTGAGCCGCCGCCTCTCCTTCATCCTCGCGCCGCTCCTGATGTGGTCGCTGATCTGTGGCTTTGCCGCCGCCGGTGCACTGCTGGCCCTGGCCCACGGCAATTACCTCTCTCTGCTGATGGCTCGCGCAGTCCTGGCCGGTGCCGTCTACCAGACCACGCTGGAATGGCTGCGCGCCGAGCAGGCGCTGGCCGAGCGCCGCAGCGGCATCAAATCCATGACCTCCGCTGTGCCCCAGCCAGCGGAAGACCTGCAGTAAGCCACTGCCGGCCCGGCCGGCTCAACCGACGAGGTCCACATGTTCCACCTGAAGAACAACCCGGCGGCCGTCTCCAACGTGAACCTGCGCATCGAGAAGCACGGCGATGAGCGGCACCTGGCGGTCGACCTTTCCATCACCACCAGCACCAGCAACTTGGTGCTGGACCACTTCGACAAGGAACTGCGCAAGGCCCTGTTCCGCAAGCCGATCAAGGGCGAGCAGCAGTCGCTGCCGACCATCGGCGACCACCTGACCGAGATCAAGATCCCGAGCCTGGAGCCCATCAAGGTGGGCCACGAATTCAAGGGCTTCGAACTGCAGATCGACGGCGAGCTGGAAAGCACCCAGCCGATCTTCCTGGTGGACGTGAAGCTGAAGAAGTTCGTCATTGCCCCGAAGGAAGGCGGCAGCGTGGAGCTGTCGTTCAAGGCCTCGGCCAGCGTCACCCCCGACGAAGTCGCGGAGCTGACCGAAGCGCTGATCCGTGAAAACGTGGTTCTGACCCTGCAGCCCGGCCAGGCCAACGAAACCACGCAGCAGGAAGACCTCGCTGCCTGATCCCCCTGCCCTGCGCCTCCCCCCTGTGGCGCATGGCTGACAGCCCGGAAAGACGGGCAACCCTCTACCCGCCCTGGAGCACAACATGACCAGCACCACCCCGGCCACCGGCCGCATCCAGCTGTTCGACGTCGACAGCTCGCAGATCCACAGCATCGGCCACGACGCCGCCACCAACACCCTCGCCATCTGCTTCAAGCGCGGCAGCGGCGACGCGCGCGGCCCGGGCTCGGTCTACCACTACGCCAACTTCAGCGCCGAGGAGTTCCAGGCGTTCAAGGACGCCGAGTCCATCGGCAAGCACTTCGGCGCGTACATCAAGCCGTTCCCGGAGAAGTACCCGTACCACAAGGTCGCCGAGCAGCAGCAGGCCGCCTGACCGGACCCAGACGGCGGGGCTGCTGCAGCAGCGGGCCGCGCGGGAGACGTAACCCGCCCCAGCGAAAGCTCATGGGTCAACGAGTGGTGCGGATGCAACGCCGCTGACAGCCGGGAAAGACCGGCAACGACACCGCTGCAGCTCTCGGTAGAGCACCAGGTACTTAACCCGGAGGTTCGGGGACGACGGTCCCTCGGTTCGACTCCCGACAGCGGTACCAATTCCCACAACGCCGGCCATGCCGGCCGGAGATCCCGCCCATGAATGCCCAGGTACAGGAAGGCCAGCTCGTCCCCGAGGAGGGCATGGCCGCGATGATCAACCGCTCGGAGATCGAGCAGCAGATCAGCACCGCCCGCCGCTTCCCCCGCTCGCTGAAGAAGTTCCGCGACGAAGCCATCCAGATGGTCACGTTGAGCCAGAGCATCGCTGAGCAGTGCGTCTATGCGCTGCCGCGCGACGGCAAGACCATCGAAGGCCCTTCTGCTCGCTTCGCCGAGGTGATCGCCTCTGCCTGGGGCAACAATCGTGCCGGCGCCCGCGTCATCGATGACAAGGGCGAGTTCATCATCGCCCAGGGCGTGTTCCACGACCTGGAGCGGAACGTCGCCATCACCTACGAGGTGCAGCGCCGGATCGTGGACCGCCAGGGGCGTCGCTTCAAGCCCGACATGATCGGCGTGACCGCTAATGCGGCCTGCTCCATAGCGCTGCGCAATGCGGTGCTGAAGGGCGTGCCCAAGGCCTTCTGGGAGGACATGTACGTCGAAGCCCGGAAGGTGATCATGGGCGACATCAAGACGCTGGCCAACCGGCGCGCCGATGCCCTCGCCCACTTCCAGCGCTTCGGCGTCACCGCCGAGCAGGTCTGCGCAAAGCTGGGCGTGGCTGGTGTCGAGGACATCGGTCTGGAGCACCTGGTCCTGCTGCGCGGCATCGTCACCGCCATCAAGGAAGGCGACACCACGCCGGAAGATGCCTTTGCCACCGAAGGTGCGCCCGCCGCCCAGAAGAAGACGCTGGCGGCCTACACCGATGAAGCGTTCGCCGCAGCGCTGCCGCAGTGGGCAGCCGCCATCAAAGCAGGCAAGAAGACGCCCGAGGCCATCATCACGATGGCGCAGACGAAGGGCACGCTCAACGACGCGCAGAAGAAGCAGATCCTCGACCTGGCCGAAAAGCCCGAAGGTGCGCAGCAGACCGGCCCGGCCGTGGCTGAGGAGGTTGCCGAATGATCACCGTCGACTACATCCAGGGCACGCAGGAATGGCATGCGCACCGCGCGCAGCACCTCAATGCCAGCGACGCGCCGGCGATGCTCGGTGCGTCCACGAACCACTCCCGCACCGATCTGATCCGCGAACTGGCTGCGGGCGTGCCCCGCGAGTTCAGCGACTTCGTGCAGGAGCGCGTCATCGACCCGGGCCATGAGTTCGAGGCACAGGCCCGTGCTATTGCCGAGGAACTGATTGGCCAGGAGCTGTACCCGGTCACCGGCGTCTCCGGCAAGTACTCGGCCAGCTTCGACGGCCTGACCCTGCTCGAGGACATCGCCTGGGAGCACAAGCGTCTGAACCAGACGCTGCGCGATGCCATGTTCGACGGCTGCACCGGTACCGACCTGCCGCTGATGTACCAGATCCAGATGGAGCACCAGGCGATGGTCTCCGCATGCGAGCGCGTGTTCTTCATGGCTTCCGAGTGGCGCCAGACCTCTGGCGGCTGGCAGCTGGTTGAGGAGCGGCACTGCTGGTACACGCCGAACCCCGAGCTGCGCGCGCGCATCGTCGCGGGCTGGGCGCAGCTGGAGGCCGACGTGGCAGCTTTCGAGCCCGGCCCGGCCATCGAGCCTGTGCCGGTCGGCCGCGCGCCGGAGACGCTGCCGGCGCTCAGCATCCAGGTCACGGGAATGGTCACTGCTTCCAACCTGGCCGAGTTCAAGGAGAACGCACTGGCGGTGCTGGGTTCGATCAACCGGGAGCTGCAGTCCGATGAGGACTTCGCCAATGCCGAGAAAACGGTCACCTGGTGCAAGGGCGTCGAGGAGCGCATCGAGGCTACGAAGCAGCAGGTGCTGGGCCAGACGGCGGACATCGATGCGGTGTTCCGCACGATGGACGATGTGGCCGCCGAAACGCGCAAGATCCGCCTTGAGCTGGACAAGCTGGTGGCGAAGCGGAAGGAAGAACGCCGCACGGAAATCGGCAACACCGCCCGCCGCGCGGTGATCGACCACATCCACGCGATCAACGAGACGCTGGGCGCGCACGCCGTGCCGATGCCCGCGACGCTGATCGCCGATCTGCAGGCCGCGATCAAGGGCAAGCGCTCCTTCTCCAGCATGCAGGACGCCGTCGATACGGTCGCCAACAACGCAAAGATCACCGCCAGCCAGGCGGCCGACCGCATCCGGGCGAACATCCGGGTCATGGATCTGGAGATGGGCAGCTATGCGGCCCTGTTCCCCGACGCCGTGCAGCTGTGCTCCACGAAGTCGCCGGAAGACCTCCGGAACCTGATGGACGTCCGCATCACGCAGCACAAGAAGGCCGAGCAGGAGCGCCTGGACGCCGAGCGCGAGAGGATCCGCAAGGAGGAGGAGGCGCGCGCGCAGAAGAAGGCAGCCGACGACGCCGCAGCCGCTGCGGAGGAGCAGGCCGCCCAGGCCGCTCAGGCGGCACGGCCGGCAGCGGCCGAGCAGCAGA